TCTTGTCCATGTTTGCTTTTTCCTTTGGCTCGAACTTGCAATTGCCGACAAAGGCGCCGGTGACCGTGCGGTATTCCGCCACGCGAACCACCTGCTCCGGCTCGCCACTCAGCGAAACCACGTCGTTGGAAATGGAGTAACTCAAACGAAACAGATTGTTGTCGTGCTCGTACACGAAAAAATCAGGGAAGACATCCACGACCCAGGTGTAGTTCCGCGGCGCCTCCTCCCGCAGCGGGAACTTGATTCGCAAGGCTGTTGCGATCTGTTCCCGAATGCTGTCAAAACTCAGTTCATTCACCTGCAGCAGCCCGGCACCAGCCGCCACGCTGCAGGCTCCCACCCCCTCCGGCAGAATCGCGAGATGGTCCGGTCTCAGATTCCTGGCGATCGCGTCGTATTCCTGATCACCGTAGGTGCCGGGTGTCTCATCCCGATCGGAGAAGAGCCCGGTGGACACTTCCATCACAGTTCCCGCTTCCAGCGCCGTGAGCACACGGTCATCGATCTTCTGGAGGCGGCTTTCCTGCAGCCACGCCTCAGCGCGCAGCTTTTTCGCGGCACTGTCGTACCGCGTGTTCATAATTAGCCCGGCCTTCCGGGTCTCCAGCACGTCAGGCGTGCAGGCACTGACCGGCTGTCCGTCCTTTTTCGGGTGGAAGATCACCACCGGCTTCGTGTTCCAGACGTCAGGCGTCTTTTCCAATTCCGATTCCGGGTAGTACAGTCGTCCGCCGCTGCCGTTGTGGACCCCTTCCGTAAGCATCACCATCGGGACCACCATGTAGGGCTGCCCCTCCAGGGTCTCGTGCCGGATCAGCTTCTTGTCCGCGGTCAGGTTGACGACAACTTGGTTGAATTTCATTTTCGAAAATCCCCAAAAATGGTGTGCGATTCAGTGTCGTGGCTATAGCTGCAACTCCAAATCGGGTCCATACAAAAAACGAAAGCACCCGGAGAATGAGGCAGTGTGCCTCCCGTCAGACCACCCCCTGACGGTTTCTCCGGGTGCTTGTTTCGCTAATTAGAAATCCCGCAAATCACGGGAAATCGCGGGGCGCGTCCCGCGGCTTGAACGGATCGACATCCCCGTAGCTCGGGGTCTGGTGATACGGGTGATACGGGTTCTGTCGCTCACGCAACTGCTGCAGTTCCCGCTGAATTTTCTCCAGTTGTGCGTTCTCGATCTCCTCGCCGGACTTCACGCCCCACACCCGCATCAGCACACTCAAAAGGCCCGCCGGAGTCACGGCGCTGAGCAGCGAGATGCACTTATCCCCGACCACAGGACCGACCGGCTTGATCACAGAACAGGCCAGGAACGACATCACAGCGGATGCAGCCAGACAGTTCGCCATGTTGACACGCATCTGATAGTGCGTTTCCAGAAGCTGCACCAGAAACGGCCCAAAGAGCAAGCCGATGATGGTGTTCGCCAGGAACATCAGCATGCGGCCGCGGAGCGTCTCCGGAGGCCACATCGCGATCGCCGCGACAGCGGACCCCACCGATCCCGCCAAGCACCATGCGAGAATCTGATTGTCCTCCGCGACGGGTGCAGCATTGGCGTTGAGCACAAGCCCACCCGCCGCCGCAATTATCAGAATAGAGTCGTCCATTGCACTCATGCTGCATTCCGATGTGCTGCTTGTGGGCATGTTTGTGCTTGCTCCGGTGGAAAGCGAGCCCTGTCTACCGAACCTGAAAGTCACGGGTTTTGATCCACCGTGAGCCGCTGAAATGAACACGAATCAAACTGCTCGTCATCTCGACGCGCGTCACGGTGAGGTCGAAGTTCAACAGCATCTGCACTCTCACCTTTGGCGCCTGTTGGAACTCGATGACTAGCATTTCATCGTACAACGCCGCTGTTGCTGTGACGTTGCCCCCCAGGGTCAACTCAACAGACGGATTCAAGACGGACCAGACCATACGAACAACCGAAAAAACCGTACAACAGTGTCATCGGGTCGAAACCAACCTCCTGCCCGGCTACAGTGTTCTGCTGTGGAAATAGCAGCGGAACAACGCCCCGAAGTCGGATCTGGTCTACGTCAATCGCTAGATCATCTCCATCCAGGGTGTAGCGAAAGCCGACGTCCGTGATGGGCAGCTTGGTTGATTGCTTGGCTGAGATATAGAAATGCCCGCTGCGTCCAAAGAGAGCGAGCGCTGAAAAGTCAGTCGTCTTTGCAATGGGGAATGTTTGTACGCCGGTACGATCCCAATTGAACGAAATAGGAACGCCCTCCCCGACGTTGTTCTGAATCCAGGTAATGGCCGCTCGAATCTGCGCACTACCATGAAAAGTTCCCGCAACGCCCGTTGGCGCACGACGTTTCTCGCGGCGTCGCCCGCTGACGAGTTCCGGTGCGGGTGTTCCTATTCCGGTGTGCTTCCATCCGTGTATTCTGTTCAAATAGTCGGGATTGTCGGCGTAGGGCTGCAGTTGCTCGGCGGTTAAGCCGTGCTCTCGGATAAGGTGCTCGACCGTTGTAGACCCCCGCCCCTCCGTCCAGGGCTCTCCGAACTGCAACGACTCCCCCGCGGCAGCGGTCGGCGTCGCAAGCGTCCTTTCCACCATCTGGACAAGAGCGGCGAGTGTGGCCGGGGGAGCGGGTGCCCATCGCCAGCGTGCATCCGAATCTTGCCAACGCAGCGCAGGGAACTCTAGCGGCCCCTGCGCAGGAACACCGTCACTCCACTGCACCTGCACGCGTTCATTTCCATTTTGGTATGCCGTGTGCGCCTTATTGCAGCCAGGACACCACGTCGAGTATTTCGTAGGGTTTGCCTTCCGCCACGCCGCAATTTTCGTCGCATACTCCGCATCGCTCAGCTTCGCGAAACGGCCGTACTTCCGTTCTCCCGTGAAAGCGTACACGATGACTGGCGGCTCCTCCTCGGCGCTGACGTGCAGCACCAGTCGCATGTCCTCATTTCGCGGCGCCGGGACCAAATCCTCCGGCAGCCCGTCATCCGGGGTGGGGTAGTCGATCTCGTCCACCGTGATGTCCGGCACTGCGGTCATAGGCCCGCAGCCCGACACAACAATGAAAAGGGCAAACAGAAACATTCGCATAGCATCTCCTCCTGCTTGTGTTTCAAAAAGAAATGCGGGCCGGATGGCACCACTCCATTGCTCCGACCCGCATGATGCGTCCCTGCATTCGGGGGTAAAACGATTTACACAGCCAGCAGCCGCGACAACGCCGGGAATCGACGATTGATACTGGTGCGCAGCGCGTACGCAGCATCGGGGATACTCTTCTGGCCCGTGAGGACTGCAAAGCCACCATCGCCCGGTTTCGGCCAGTCCACACCCCAGGAATTGAGGATGAGAAACCCGAAGACTCCGCGACTGACTTCGACGAGATCCAGCAGCACAACTGCGTGCGTCCACCAGTTGTACGCAACCGTGACTGCAATTCCGGAAAGCAGCAGTGTTGCGCAGCGGTGGAACATACGCGTCGTTTTACCGTAACCGAGGTCGAAATACTCGCCGGCCACGTGCTCCAGCGCGTTTTCCTTCCATCCGGGCTTGAACCCATCCCGCCCGATCTGATTCGGCGGAACGAAGTCTGTGGTTGCGGCGCCGTACCGCGAGATGTGGGCGAGATTGCTTTCAATCATCGCCCCGCGGTTTTGGAAATTCGTCACCGGCCCGGCCACGGACGCCGGCGACAGAATCACTTTAGGCTTGCCCTCGATTGCCTCGTTGATCATTGCCGGCATCACACACGCGTTGCCGTGGCAGTAGGACGTGCTGCCCTGGTGGAACGCGCGGATTCCTTCCGACTTCACGAAATCGGAGAGCCGCGCGCGTGCGCGTGTCAGATCCGCGATGCGATCGGAGTAGGTCGCGGGGTCGATCAGCGGGAAGTCTGCATCGGACACCACCGAAGCAAACGGGAGCGAACCGACCAGAGCCTGCCGGGGAAGCGTGCCGCACAACTTGCGGGTCAGCGGGTCGTCCCGCAAAAGGTGATAGTTGCTGTCGTCGATAATTGAGTACGCCATCGGTTCGTGTTCCCTCTGCAAACGGTTTGACAAATTCGAGCGTGGCTTCCACGGTCAACGGCAGTGGCCCATTCGCTCCGCGGCGACCATTAGAAACGTAAATCCAGGGCAGGGTCTTCGGCGGGTTCGCCGCAATCATGCGTGACCAGACGGTATTTGGTGGAACAGCGTGCTGATCGAGACACCGAAACTCTGGTGTGATGCCATCTGATCCTTTGGCACAGTGCTTCCGCATGTACTCCCGCACCGTGGCTGAGGTGAAAATTGCAACCTGTGAAGTCGGCATTTGGGAATGCTCCGCTGATTCTCGCAAGATCAGACAGCGGAATTCGCCGGTCACCGACAGGTCATCGTGTGGATTCGGCGCGGGGGCACCATCGTCATCCTGCAGCAACTGGATGCAACCCACAAACAACAGAAATAGAAACGGCAGTAGGCTAGCGATGCGGCGCATTGGGTCTCCTCGAAACGGGCATCTGTTGAAGCAAAGGTTCTGCGAAACCGGAGTACCGAAGCACAATGGTTCCGCCCTCATTCTCGATGGACAGTCCGCGGATGTGCTGTCCATCGGCGAGATCCACCAGCGCGAACACAAGTCGCCGCTGTGCTGCGCGCGAATCACGATCGGCCATGAACACAGCGAATGCCTGTGCCGCCTCAATCATCTCAGGCATGTTGCTGAGGATGTCATCCGGGATGCTCAGGTTCGGGATCGCCGTGGTGCTGCCCCGGAGGCGCCCCCAAATCCAGGTCACGATCGCCAGGACCGAAGAGGCGAACCCTCCCCCCATGAGTGTCTTCAGGAGGGACAGCGCCGAGTCGGTCGGCGTCGCCGCCACAGTGGCGGAACCTCCCCCCGCAGTGGCGAGCACCAAGTACGATGCAAGCAAAGCACCCCCGAGGAGTCCCCCCGCACCCAAAGCCGAGAGCACCCCCACCGACAGCCGTTGTTTCCGCGTCATTTTCGTCTCCTCCAATGTCAATGCAAAAAACACCGAAATCTGTAAATTTTCGCGAAAATCTGGCGGGTCACAGCAGATCAGCACCCGCCCACACCGATTGCTCGATCGCCGCACGCAGCGAGGGTGCCCCGCTGCGCTCGCTCCGCACGCTCCGACGTAGTTTGCCCGTCAAAGCCCGCCGCTCGGTCCTGGTGAGCCCGCCATTGCGTCTGGTGATGGCACGCCACGCACAGCGGCAACCGGGGTGCCTCGGCAAGAGCCCCCTGGCCTCCTCGATCGTCATCAGGGCACCGTTCATGTCCACGCACTTGGGGCAGACCCGGCTGCCGCCGGTGGTCGTCCACTCGGCCAGGAGGATTAGCTCGTCCTGGCCGAGTGCCTCGAACCCATCCAGTTGCCCTTCGACGTACGCACGCGACAGTTCGGTGTGCGCCAGCAGCCGTGCCCGGTTGCGCGAAATGCCCGCGATCTCTTGGGTCATTTTGCGGGCGACGGCAGCCTGCGAAGAACCGTCCACGAACCCATCGGCCAGGATGCGGGACAACTGCGCACCCATGTGGTCGGTCACACCCTGCAACTGTGTGAAGGCGCGCGTGTAGAGCAGTTCGATCTGCCGCGTGCCGACTGGCCCTGCAAACGCATCCCGCAAAAACGCGGCTTGTCCGCCCTCGTAAAATGGAGATGCAGCCGTTTCCAGACCGTGGATCTCAATGTACGACCGAACGAGCGCGGTGCGGTAAGTGGACTCGATGTACTCTGCGAGCCACGGGCGGGATGGGTCGATTCCTGGAGGCAGGCCAAGGATCTCAGCCTCGACTCGTTCCCGCAGCCAGACCCGGAATGCCGCGAGCTTTTGCGGGTCCGTCAGAAAATACCAGCGGTTGTTCGCGAGCATCTCCGACAGCGGGTCATTGCGCGCAAGGCCGAGGGCGTCCTCGTCAACGATAAGTGAAACGATCGCCTTTGAGACGGCCGAGAATCGTCGTGACAGCGCATTTCCGAACTTGCGTCGAGGTAGACCGAGCCGCTGCGGGTCACGCTGACTGCCTCTCATTGGCTGACCTTTCCGTGTCGCTTCTGGCACGCAGCCAGGGGCTTTTCGATCCAGGTGGCGATCAGGTCAGTAATAGGGACGCCTTTGCGCGCCGCCTCAGCGCGCAGCGCGCGCCACTGCTCGATGGGCAGAAAGACACTGACTTGCTTGTGTAGCACACCGCGACTACTTCTCGGCATTCTTTTTCCCCTGCTTCAACTTGGGGTCATCGACAGTCTTTTTTGCAGTGGGCCGTTTGTCGGGATCAATGCCGTCACTCGGCTTCGTCTTGCGGACGTCGGGCGGATCGGCAATATCTTCCGGGGTATCCAATCCGCCATCCTCCATGAATAGCTCTGCCCGTGCGAGGATGCGTGATGCGTCCTCAATTGAGAACCACAGAACTTTCGTCAGAAAGTCGATGGGCTCAATGATCTGGTCCACGCCGCCGCTCACGTATGCGACCATCGCAGCAACCACGATCTGTGCGACCTTCGCCTTGTCCATGTCGTTTGGCGCAGAGAGATCAGGCCACTTGATCGTGTATGGCTTGGCGGGCGGGGACAGGACGCCCATTGCGATCAGGCGATCGAGAAACGGCCGAATCAACATCGGGGACAAATAGGAATTCTGCCGCCGACGAATACGACGGTTCCACGTATCCTGGTCTTGCGTCGACGCAAGGTGCGCAGCTTCGGCACCGATAAGAATTCGCAACGGACACGCAAGCGCAACAGAAATAAGCCGAAGCTGCGCCATGATGTGATTGGAGGGATCGGCGACCTGTGGCTCCAAGCTCTCGACAGAGACACCCACTGTCGAGATGTACCGCTGAAGCCGATTCATGTAGCTTTCCATTTGCTGGACCAAGCTATCACGATCGATTTCGAAGTCGTCTTGATTGGGATCAACCTTGAAGCTGTACCCAGGGAACCCTCCCTTGTAAAACATCTCGGCAGAAGACCCGCCCACCTTTTTGAGGTCACAGAGAGCGTTGAAGACGATCTCCTGTGCCGGCGCCCCGCTAATCTCACTCGACTTCCGATTGTCAGCCAAATGAACAATGCGGGTCCAGTGTACGGTTTTCATTTCCGTACTCATGGACGCAACCGCCGCGCCCGCGTCGTAGGACGCGGGATCGAACAGCTTAAGTTGGTAGAACACGGGCTGGCCATACCGCGGGCTGCTGGTATCGGTGTCGTACTCAGAAATGCGGACCAGCGACTCGTCAAAGCAGCGGATGTACAGCAGTTTCCGCTTTTCTGTGGGGGTGCTCTTTTTCTTATTCGGCTTGTTGTCCGGTTCGACGCCGGCGGCGGGCTTGGACAAGTCCAAGCCATCGTCAATGCCGACGAGAATCACTCCGAAGTGACCCACGCGGGACAACTCGTCCGCGCGATGCCAGTAATGAAAGAGGTTGTGCTGCTCCAAGAGCGCATTCAACTCCTCCTCCCAGGGTGTGAACGACGGCTTCTCATCCTCGAAGATGTCAGGTGTTTCACTCCAGCATTCATCGGGGAGATGGGCCACGACCCGATTCCCCACAGGATGCCGAAAATAGAAATCACGATACTGCTCGATCGTGATCACCTCCGGATACCCGCACTCTTTGTCCAGGTCTTTCCGTGGGTCCGTGCCGCTGATTCGCCGCAGTAACTCGGCACGGCTGGACAGAGAATTGTCGACAAGCCGACTGCAGTTCTCAATGAACAGCCGCTGTTGCTTAGGGGACAACAGCGGGCGATGGTGAGGCGGGCTTTTTGTTGAAGCGGCCATTATGTGCGGCGTTCCTATTTCGTGACGCGGATCAGAAATCAGAGATACGTGAGTGCGCACACGTCGCACACCCGCTGAATGCGCGTGGGCTTCACCCGACCACGACCATCCGGCACCGGAATCGTCAGGGGACCGGCGCTGGTACTGAACTTGTGGCAAAGCTGACATCGCAGGCTGTGCCGCTCCACGTGCTCCGCGGGCATTGGCGTTGCTGTTACAGCCGCCCCCGAATCACAGGGCGTTTCGGTAAACTCAGCGGGATTGGCGCTCCCGTGCGGAGACTGCTCCACCTCCGGTTTCCGCCTTCGTTTCTTCGCCATTACTGCACCTCACAAATGTGGGAGAAGGAACGGGGGCAGAACCCCCGTTCCTTATTCGTGTGCCAATTGAAAAGCAACAGCATCACGCCCCGTGCGTGATCGCCCCGCTGATGACGAGTGATCCGTTCGGCATGCACAACACGAGGTATCGCGTTTTGGCACCACTGTGCGTGATGTCCAGGTCGATTCGGCCCTCATCATCGCTGATCAGCTTGAACGCTTTGCCGGCGATGAAGGGAAGCGCGACACCGTTGGTGCCGACAGCGACCGTGGGGGCTGCGGAAGTGACGCTGAGACCCGTCGCAAGGTCAGACAGATATGCGTCGACGTGGACGGATCGCCGCACCTCACTGAAACCGGGGTCCAGCAACTGTACGGCGACGTTGATCACGTCGTCCGCTTCCGCACCGATCGTGAAAGCGGCGTGTTCAACTTCGCACGCCGCTTTGAAGGGGGATTCTTTGGATGACAGTCGTTTGAGCATGATTCTAATTCCTGTGCCTTGTGTTCGATGGGTCTACCCGTGGACGCGGCAGGCGGAAATATAGGTACAAGTCCAAAAAAGGACCAGACTTTCGGCACTGCGCAAAGAAAAACCGAGGGGGCTCTTGCCCCCTCGGTTCGATGGGAACGGGGTTGCTTACTTGGTAATTTCAGCCAAAACGCTTCGCAAAACGCTTCCGTCGCGTGTGGGGAACCTCATCCAGTTCGAACGCCCGCAGAATGCGGCGCCGCAGCTTGGGGCAGTGACCGGGGCGGTCCGCGGCTGCGTCGCTTACACGCAAGGCGAACGACCACGGCACGCCATACTGTGTGCAGACTTTGGTGTTGTGGCAGGGCTCGCCGGTGAGCATCTCATGAATGAGAACATCACAAAGCCAAGGGCCGTATCCGCTGCCATCTGTGCGGCGGACCCACACCGGCAGGCGATGAACGAATATCTTGTTGTCGTCATCGGAAAGTCGCCGCGCGTCCACGGGCATCAGAAACGCGCGGAACTTCGGCAGCCGGTTTGCGGCCCGCTGCAGCAGAACAAAGAAGTGAGCGGATGACACGATCCGGAGCATGAGTCACGCATCCCCGTGCTTGGCATGGATGTAGGCTGTCACACACCGCATCGCGTTCTCCTCCGTGAACCCCGCTTCACGGCAACCCTGGTAGATGCCAAACCAGAGCGGGGGCAAAATCGCCCGCAAGTTGGCCGCATGTTGTTCTATTTCGTGCGTTCGCCGCGCGTCATCACTTGGACCTTTGTACTCAATCGCCATAGCCGGCTGCCTCCATCAACTCGGAAAAAGGAACATTGTATACGCGCGCAAGCACACGGAGTTTGTGCGGCGAGGGGGAGCGAACGCGACCCGTCTCAATCTGAGACAGGTACGCGTTCGACACAGAACCTCCGCTTGCGTCAGCGGCGCCGCGAAGCGTGAGGGATGCCTTTTTGCGGAGGCTGCGGAGCAGCTTTCCAATTGCGTTTTGCTTTTGGGTCATCGTCATACCCCTCCACGGGAATCATCAGAGCTTTGAGCAATTGAACGGTCCGCTCCACTGTGGGTGAGAGGTGCGTCTCGAAGCACCTCTCAGCGTGAAGATCCGCAACATACCAACAGAGCACGCTGCCATCGAATGGCATGCTGAGCACGTACTTTCGCTGCGCAAGCTGATACGTGACATCCAGACCGTGGGGCGTGAACACCACGGTCTTGCTCCACGGTGGGCTGATCTGGATGTACTCCAAATCAACCAGTGTCAGCGGGGTTTCCTGTCTGCTTTGTCGCATCCCCGTGATGCGGGGCCGCACGGACTTCAACAGTTCAATTTGCAGATCACGTACGTTCGCCTCGGACAGTGGCGGCGGGTTGGGCGTCATTTCTTTTTCTTTCGGGATGGTTTCTTTTTCGTCGCAGGCACTTTCGATAAGGCTGCCCGCGATGCCTTGTGCTGCGCATACGTTTCGAGCAGATTGCGGAGGCTGTACTCCATTTGCTCAGTGCCATGCAGCAGCGTGAGGGCCATGCCGGCGACATTCGCCGGCAGATCCTGCCATGTAGGTTCTTCCGCGGGCGCGCCGTCAATGGTGATCGTGTACCGAGGGGGCAACAGGGACGAGACAACCCCTCCCAGGTCATCGTGTATTTCCAATTGCATCAGATCGTAACGAGACTCGCCCACAACAGCACCATTTACCACGATTGGCTTCGCCACTCGCCTGTCTCCTTTTTCTATTTAAGCAGCACCAGAACCGTCAGACGATGAAACCCAATCGCCTCAGCTTCGCGATGCACTCATCACGTTCCCGGCACTTCTCTTTCCCTCGCCACTCATACGGCCAAAGGTCATTCAAATTCTCAAAAGTGCCACTCAACAAACGATCCGACAACTCCCTCAAAACCTGCACATCCAGGGCGGTGAGGTGCATGGCATTCAGCCGATAATCCTCAAACGCAGACCACACATCCGGAAAGAGCGGCTTGATGATCTTCTCGCCGATGGTCGTTGCGTATTGCCGAATTTCCTGTTGGGCATGAGCATCCATGCGAAGCCCCAGGAAATTGAGAATGTTGTGCAGATCGCACTTCCAATACGCTTCCGTGTAGGTCGATAGAGGCAGATCCTTCCGGGCCTGTTCGCGGGCCACTCCCACGCGCAGCCGCTCCTCGTACGTGGTCCGGGCCAACTCGTGAAGCTGCGCCTCATTACGAGTTAGCGCCTCACCAATAGACAACTCCCGCCCGTCGTCTGTGGTATTCCTGTGCGGGCTCCCCGGCCACTCCGTAACGAAGCCGCCGCTCCCTTGTTTGTTGTCCGTGGCCTGCGCGCGCCACTCGTCGGGCTTCGTTGTCTGCTGCGAGTCAATTGCCTCTGAGTACCGCGTGCTGTACTCATTCACATTCGCTGTGCGGTGACGAATCCACTGCCGCCAGCAGTCCATCGGCACGCGGACCAGGAGCTTGACCTCGGCCATCTCGAAGGGTGTGGAATGGCGATGTCGCATCAGGTAGCGAATGAGTGTGCGATCATCAGAAACATGCCGTGTACCCTCGCCGTAGCTGACGCGGGCCGCTTGCACGATGGACGAGTCATCGCCCATGCAATCCACAAGGCAGACGAACCCATCATTGAGGATTGGGAACTTCTGCCATTTCAACGATTCGACGACATCCCTATTGCTCATTTTCAGCAGCGCCTTTCGTGGTAGACGGGTTGATGAAATTGACTTCACACTCCAGGTGTGTCGGAAGCGGTGTCGGCTGCGGCTGCGGCAGGGGCGGCAAGCAGCCCGGCCGGCGAAGATCCGTGTTGAGATGCGGCCACATCTCTTCGCTGTGACAGGCCGCACCCAGGTTCCACATTGCGTGTGCGAGGTGATCCTCTTCTCGATCACCCTCCAGGTATTTGTAAATGTGCTGAAGGGCGTGATTGAGCACATCGGAAATTGGCAACCCGCGTTCCCAATTGTAGGGCGGATACTTCAGATTCCCCTCGTGGTAAGTTTCGGCCAGGCGCCGCATCGCGATCGGACTGATGAGGTCATATCGCAAGTCGGCAAGGTCATTCGAGCGAAGCGCTCCCGACGTGTGCTGGACACACGCATCTGCATCTACGGGCATAGTCGTCCTTTCCTATTTCAGAAACCACCGATCACGCGTCGCTGTGTGATCTTATTGAAACACCCGCTGCTCGCATCCACCTGATCCATGAATGCACCCACGGGAAACGATCGAAATTCCTCTATGTAGTCGTGATTCCAGGATGCCCGGTGGAGTGAGACGTTCCCGACGTTCACCTGCGTGGACAGGGGCTCGGCGCGAGACATCTTGTCGCGCCGAGCGGGATCAATAGAGACAATGTAGCCCGCGAGATTGCGGACCGTCCACAGTGCGCTATCCTTGCCGCCGGACCCAGGCTCACCCTCAACCACGATGCGACAGCGACGCCCGTCCATCTGCGCCGTCTGCTGGATCATCCGTTCACGGCGATCGGTGGACAGGCGCTCGCGGCGGACGTCAAGCACCCAATAGTGGGGCTGGCCCGCCCGCATCTCAACGCCCATCTTCACGCCACAGGTGTACTTACCCGCCCCCTCAGTGGCTGCCTTATCCCAATACCGCGTGATTTTGGTGATACGGTCGAATGGGCAGATTCCTATTTCGAAGCGGTCCGCTTTGAAGATACCACCCCCGCGGGGGGTCGGATTTTGTCCATACTGTCCGGCGTACCCGTACGTGCCGAGCAGTGTCCGCTGCTCGGCCAGAACGTGTCGGGACAGCCGAACAGGGTCAAGCAGATCATCGACGTAGTATTCTCGCAATTCGGGTGGGTTGGGCTCGTACCCGTCCTGCAGATCCGCCGGCAGACTGATATGTTTGATCGGGCCGGCTTTCGGCCCCAAGGCGAGGCGGAATCCTGTAGGGTCCAACTGGTGCAATCTCTGCATCAGGAGAACAGTCAAGGTCACCTCTTTGTCGACCTTTCGTGAGGGCAGCGTCTCCTGCATCCAGGTGTTTGCTGCTTTCATTTCAGCCCCGCTGATAGCCGCCGCCTGCTGCGGGTCGATCGGGTCGTCGACAATCAGAAAATGGGCATGGAACCCGGTGGGGCTGGCACCGCCGACTGTGATGGACTTCCGTCCGCCGCCTGCTTGATTGACGAAGTGCCCTTTGGTGTTTTGATCCGCCAGCAACTCCGTGCCGGGGAAGCAGTCCTGATAGGTCGGCCGGCCATGCGAGCGGTCCGCCTCTTCCAGGATATTGCGGCACTTACGCGACAGGTCGAACGTCAGCGCCTCAGTGTGTGAGCCGCAGATCAACCGAGCCGAGGGCATGCGGGTCCAGGCCCACGCCGGGAACGCGACACTTACAATTGTGGATTTCGTCGTGCCGGGCGGGACGTTGATGATCAGATCATACTCTTTGGGCTTGCCGGCAAACACACGCTCTGCCGCGATTTGCATTTCGTCGCAAAGGTACTTGATGTGCCAATTCCAAACGGGCTTCTCCGGGATGATCGAGTCCCAAAACTCACGGAGAAACTCGTAGAAGCTGTCGCGGCAGATCGAACGCAGCAGATCAATCTCACTGAAAAACGTCCCGCTCTTTTTCTGTTTCGCATTAAACATGGCATCCGTTCCTTATTCCAGCACACGCACAGGCACTTGCCGCACAACCGCGCCCTCAATCGCGCCGCCAGCGTCCGTAAGGGCTTTTTTCTCGTTTGTCCCGCAGTGCCTGCATGATGGTGAGTCGCACCTCCAGCGGCAGCGCGAGATCGTCCACCGAGATGACAGCGTGCTCGTGATGCAGCGTGCCGGACACGTTCACGTCAACCGTGGACTTGTCGTTATACCCGCGATCGCGATTGATCGTGCGATTCACAAAGAGCACGGCCGAGGGCTCGCCCCGCTTCACCAGAGAGACAAGCGCGGACTCGTAAAAGTCACGCTTGTGTATTTCCATTTGCTGGAGAAGTTCAGCGAATTCGGGTTCAGTGTGTACCCATTTGTCGAAAGTCGTCCGCGAGATGTTGACGGATGCGCACGCACGGGTCACATTGAAGTTCTGTGACACCAGGGCATGGATGAACAGTTGCTGGCGAACACGCTTGCCGTGATCCCGCAGGATGAACTCAACCTGTTGCAGGGAGTTCTTCCCCTTCGAACACATCTCCAATTCCTCCCACAGACGCTGCAGCTTCGGCGGGAGCTTGCCGTAAACGTAGTCCGCGAATGTGCCAGGGTTTCGCGTACCCTTCGCAGACCCGACCCGCATCAGCCGGCCCTCAGCGAGCGCCTTGCGGAGGGTTGGTTTGCGTTTCACCCACGCGCCGAACGTGTCCGCTTTCACCCCAATAGCGGAGGCGATGTCCCGGTCGGACATCCCCTCACGAGCCAACTGGTACGCGCGAACGAAAAAGATGTTACGCCACTTGGTGATTCTATTCGTGCTCTTCGATCGCACAACGTCCCTCTGCTTCTTACGCTTCGACATGTTCCTAATTCCGTGGAGTCAATACTTCCGAAAAAGGCCAACAGCAGCGGGGAGATGGTAGCAGAGCATCAAAAACTCAGCAACAGCTACTTGCGGCGCCACTCTCGGTGGTTGCATCCGTCACAGCGGTAAATCAGGTGGGGCACGTCACCGCGCACACCCTCCGTGATGTCCCGAATGTACGGAGACTTCCCGCACCGGGCACAGCGTATGGGCTGCCCCGTGCCATTGGAATTCAGCACTTGGTCGACACCTGCACCGAAAGCGACAACGCACCGCTCGAATCCGCCGAAGTGGACCAGGACCACACCGAGCACACCCACGAAAACAAGGGAAAGCATCGTAAGTAGGATGCGTCCCAGGCCAACACCATCAACCTCTGCAAAGTCGCCCGTGCGGTCGTCAACGTCAATGTCATCGGGATCTTCGTCGTCGCGCCAAACCGGCGGCAGTGGCGGAATCACAGCACCCATCATGCAATCCTCCGGAGGATTCCCCTGTAAGGGCAGCCGTCACGATGGCAGCCCGTAATTGAGTCGAAATGATGAACCGCACGACAACGGGGGCATTCCCATTTGCCGTAGATGCGCGGGTCCACACGTCGCTGCACAGCAACGCGACCGCGTTGCTGCAACAACTCATCGGTCCAGCGCATCAGGCACCCTCCACTTTGCTGTCGGATTGTTTCTCCTCAGCAGCGTAGTGCTCATCAAGCATCAGCAAGAAGCGGGTGAATGCGCCCACCGTGCGCGGGGGAAAAGGGAACACACGTCCCCGCGACCGCCATTCGAGTTCACCCCCGTACAACCGCCGGCAGGTTATTCTCTTGTACCACAACCATTCATCCCGCTGCTGAAAAAAGTTGGAAGCAACCACGTGCTCCCATGTCAGGGGCTCACTCGAAAATAGGGATAGGAGTGTGTGAACCGCCTGCTCTGCGTCACACATCAGCAAAGGGTGAACCTGCAGCGGACGCGCATTCCCAATAGAGGGGTAAGCGCTCTGCCCGCGAAAAATGCGATCCCCTGCCAGGCGCCCTGCCGCGACACGCTGGATTGGTGTGCTGTAGTCGTTCTTTGGCGTATCCATCTGCTGACTAGTCCTCCTCTTCAGCAAGCTGACAGTCCTCACATTTTCCAGTACAAGCGTCGAGTGTGGCAGTGTCGCATGCCGTGCCACACTCTTCACACGCAGTGACACCATCGCACCGTGTGCCGCACTCTTCGCAAAAGTGCGTCTCCAGGGTATGCACGGTCACAGCATGGATCAACTCCGCGATCTGGTCAATCGCCGCGATCGGCAGCCTCTGTTGCTGCAACGCCCGCAATGCCGCCCGCACACGGGATTGTGCCGGCGAAGGATCGGACGTGGGATCTTCAGGCACCCACGGGTGCCATTCGTCATTTATCTGCTGCCATGCTTTTTCGCTCAAACTCATTTCTATGTTCCTTTTCCGTCCAGGCTATAGCTGCCGCGGCGTCTGTGGACCGTGCAGGACGATGACACACTCCCAATCCTGTTCCGCCTCCGCATCGGGCGTCCAAGCAACGTCCACCGCACGCCCCTTTCGCAGATGCTCATGAATCAGCGGAGACAGTTCCCGGATCACGGCCTCGACGCGGCACGGCTGGTACATCAGCCGCTCCGGGGTGTCCGGCTGCATCCCACCGACCCGCACCGTGATTGACCGATCGGGCACCTTAAGGACCGTGTATCTTGAGGTTGCCCGAAACGGCTCAGCGACAGCCACTCCGGGGTCGACAATCACTCCCCAAACCAGTCGATTCATTGCAGCCGCAAACAATTTCGCATGCAGCGTCTTCAGCAGTTGCTCGGTATCGTCGCCGGTCATTCGAACCTGCCTCCTGGAAGCAGCTTCGCAAGGAGCTTGACCGCGCGCTCCACGTCGCGCGGGCTCATGTTCTCCTTCGAGACCAGCAAAAGCAATTGCTCTCGCAGTGATGATGACAAGCCGTGCTCCCGCCTCTGCGCCAGACTCCTCGCAGCCTGTTCGGCTTCGGCTGCTGTAGCACCTGTGCCACACACTGTGTCGCCGTCAGAGGTCTTCACGAAAGTTCGCCAATACCGTTGGGAGTGTCCCTGGCAATCATCAGAATCTACGAAATGTGCCGGCGGCACTACGATCGCAGCCGAGGGCTGTGCAGCGTACGTCGTCTGGTACGGATTTACAAACTCCAGGGGCGGCGTGTGTGTCTTGTGCTCGTACCAGTCTGCCGCAGCATGGGCATCCCCGTCATGCGTGAATGGCCCAATGTGCCCGCACGTAACACAACCCGCCTGGAGGGGCACCCACCACTGTTCCCCATTCCAGAGCGAAACTGTCGCGTAGTCCCCAGGCTCTTCATAACAGTAGAGCACGGTGTACCATCCTGGTTCGGAGGGCGTGTCGTCATCCCTATTGATGGCGAGCCCAAAGCGATCCCATTTTGCGTGCAGTATGGCCTTGCGGACCGCGCGCCAGTCGACTGTCAGCCCGTCCGGCGAAAGGTACGCGTCGATGCAAAGGGAATGGTAGCATCCCCCGGCAGAGTGCATGTGCGTGTGGCACATGGCCTGCGGAAGCAGCGGGTTCTCTTGTCCGCGCTGTGAGTACAGAAAAAGGAATGGCTGCTTCGGGTCGAAAGTGGCGCCGATCGGCCAGAGACTCCCGGCCTTCCACTCGGCCCACGGAATGGTGTATCCGTATTTGCCGCAGCAATCCCAAATGAGAACAACAGAGGGGTCGATGTGCATTGTGCGCATTTCCTTGTTTTGCTTGTTTGGCTTTACCCGGACTGGATGGACCTTACTCACATGCCTTTCCGCTCGACCGACAAGATGCAGGATTCCGTCAGGGGCGTGACGTCATCCTCAAGGATGGCCTTGATTTCATCGTGGATCTGGTCTTCCCGGAGGTTCAGTGCGCTGTCCAGTTTCCTGCGGATCTCGCGTAACGCCGGGATGACGTCTGTGATGTTGTCGTACCGGGTCCATGCGATCTTCTGGATCTCGTCCGGATAGAGGTCCATCAGTGCCCCGTTCGCGAGAAGCACACGCACGAAGCGCGAATCAGAGGTGTTGGTGATAACGCGTCCTCGCCGCCGGTCCTCGTCGGGCGAAGTGCTCAGCATGGGCAGCACCAGTACCGGATCACCGATCTGAATCGTGTCCTCTTTACGACGAGCCGGGACCGCTTTTTTCTTTTTCTGCTTGGACATCTGCATTTCCTTTTTGTGCTGATACCTGAAACAAAAGACGAACGGGCAAGCAATCGGTCAGTCTTCCCGCCAGCACTGACAAGGGACGTTCCCTTGTTCATACCCGCAGTGCCGACAGTATTTGTCAGTGAACGCAGCCAGACGTGTGCCGGCGTCTTCAATCTGCGCCAGGAGCGCCTGCACGGCCCGAATACGCTCCTGATCTGTCGCAGGCATCAGCATCGGCAGGGGCAGTCCGTGGTGCAGGACGAACACCCGGCTTTGCCAGTGCTCCAATTCGACCTCAGCCTGCAGGGAGCAATGGCAATACCCGTGCTTGACGAAAAACTCCCGCACCGCGTCGGCAGCCTGGACAGTCAGATCGCCTGTCGCCGCGGACAGGTCCGCCGGGCTTACGGGTATGCGCTTGTCAAAGATGGTCGGCAGTTCCACAGCCTCCAAAAAGTGGCTGATGAACACAGTCTTTTCGTTCGGAGATTCAGACATTTCCTTTTCCCTCTTTCGGGGTGGGTGGTTGTTTCTTGTTTAGCTCTCTGCCCTGCTGATTGATTCCGACAGCGAAAAGCACCATTCTTCGGCAAGATCCCGGAAGTGTTGCAGATCGACGCGCGCTGCATCGATCACCGCTTGGAGTGGGGCGTTTTTGGGCAACGCGCGGCAATTCAGGGGTTCCATCGTGGTTTCTTTTGCGAACGCCTCGACGGCAGCCATCAGTTCTTTTTTTTCGGCGCTTTGCACCCTGCCGCAGATCCACACCCTGCCGTGACAAGCAATTGATGTGTGCCCGCTTCTCACGTCCGCCATCCGCGTACCTCTCATCCCACCAGATCGTGCCCCCGCACAGCACACATCTGTGTGTGATGGTCCGACAAGTTCGCACCGGATACGACTTCCAATTGTATGCGGTTGCCAACCGCGGCCCTCGCTTGGCGATCCCTTCCACAGTTTCCGGATTCGATTGCTTTTTCATGCCACTCATTTCCTTTTTTGGACCACGGATGCCCCCGCTCCCCGACAAAGGCTACGGGCACTTCTCAATTTCGAGTACGGGCACCCTTTCGAAGGTGTAGGTGAACGTGGTTTTTCCGTCGCAATCGGAATCCACGCCAACTGAAGCAAGCCGGTATTGAGGCGTTTGGGCCAGCGTCCGCATGTTGACGTGCGACGGGCATTCGCTGAGCGGGTCAACGAAATCGATGTTGACCTCAGCCAAGGCGCAGATGAACGGATCGTCGGCCACGGCATGGAACTGGATGCTGACCGCGGTCCTCCTAGATCGCGTCAGCAATCGGAAACACGCCAGCACAGCCACACCACACAGCACCAGCACGACAGCATCCATCTCAGTCTCCATTCCCATTTGCAGCAGTCCAGTTGACCGAAAACTACGGTGTTGCGATGTACGCGGCGTCGGCCTTCAGAGCGGCACGAAAGAGCCCTTCCCGATCGATCTCCCAAAGGCGACTTCCAATCTGCACGTAGAAGGTGCCACCCACAGCGCAGCCAATCGCACCGACGACGTTACCATCCGCGTCGGACACCTCGCAATGTGTGTCGCTGATCTGCATCAGTAACACACCAGTGGAGAACCTGTCCATGTCCGCAAGCAGCCGCATGCCGAGGCCGAGGGCTGCCCCCGTGACAGGGCGGTTCTCATCCGTCAGTTCCGGTTGCGTTGTGGTTGACATGTCCGCATTTCCTTTTCAGTTCAGTGTGCGTTTTCAATTCGTCATTGATCAGTTGCAGCAGCCGGTCCCCGTCGACGTACCAGATGCGTTCTGCACCTGACTCGTCACCGGGCAAGTCCAGGGCCACTGTGCTTTTCTCGACCAGCGTACGCAGCAACATCAGCAGTTCAGTGCGTTCCATCGTGAAACTCCTATCGCAGTGGAAGCCATCAGCGGACAATGCCGCGGAAATGGCGATCGCCCGCATCCACGATCTCTCGTGGGGTGTCCTCCTCAAAAGAATAGGGTAATGCGAGCACCCACGCTAAAAAGGCATGGCCGGCGGCATTCACGTCCCAGAACACAAACGGAAGGTCGGAGTGTGGATTGTCCCACGGGTCAGTCCCGTTCATCGTCGGTCCTCTTCCAGTTCGTCAAGCCGGGTTTCGAACTGTGACGAAATGTACGCCAGGGCGCCTAGCGCCACATCGCACTGCGTGTGCTCGTCCATCTGGCCGAACTCCACGCAGTCATCGAACACCCGTCGCAGCGCCTGTTCGATGTCCTGTTGAATTTCGTCACGATGCCGCTGCTTCACCTTTTTCACTGATCGTTTCTTCGGCATGTTCCCTTTTCTCTCCAGGTGGTGTGTTTCTGTTTGTTCGCCTTAGCAGTGCGCGGGCAACCGCTAAATGATCATGCTGCCGTCAGCCTCGAACTGAAATCGGGACACGTCGTAGTTGAGGGATTCGGCTGCCTGTCTCACGCTAGGGTAGCGGCACGGTAACCCATCTTCGACCCCAAGCACCCACGCCACACGCTGGCCGGAAGCTAAATCACACAGGTCGAGCCCATTCTCTGTCGCCTTGAGCACGCATCGCTTCCGATCCATCCCCAGGAGCAGCATCAGAGCGCGCAGTTGCTCCTGATCCTTTTTCCCGATCCTGATGAGACACACCGCGTCGCCGGCGGTGTCGCGCGTCTCCAACCACACAACTTGTGTGTCCACATCCACGACAAGGTGCATTCCGACATCGTTGCTCTGCGTGGTGGCGGGGTTGCTATCGTCATCCCTGCTCCAGATCCGCTGTGTGTAGGCACGTCGCTTCCGCCATGTGGGGTCCGGCCGGAACCCCACGGATTCCAACCACTTCGTATCGAAATGCACACCGTTGTCGGTCTTCTCTTTCTGCTTCAGTTTACTGAGCTTGCTCACCACATCCCCCTTTCTGTGTGTTTCTGTTTGTTCATTCCACAGACTTGCCTGCTACTCGGGCAGGTCAATGCCGAACCGCTGCTTCGCGTCCGTGCGATTGTAGGAAGCCACGTGGCCGTTCGCGTACTGCACGTACAGCCGCGGCACACCCGACCACGCCGCCGCATCCGGATTCGGCCACCGCGCTTGTATCCGCCGCATGCTGCTCGGGCTGCCGTCGTGGACGATGCACTCCAGCGTCACCGTCTGCACCTCGGCCGGCTCGATGACCCGCACCAGGTCGTTACCTTTCCACTGGTACGGCCCGCCGCAGCGACCCGGCTGGATGTTGTGGGCGTCGGCGGGCGGGCATTTGCCGTCGACGGTACTGTGGTAGCATGCGTCGCGATGCCAATAGCCATCGGGATTCATCGTCGGTCGCTGCGTGTGCCAACAGATGAAGTCGCCGCATTTGTCCCGGCTCAGCCAGATCAGATCAGTCATTCTGTGCCTCTCATTTCCTTTTCCCAGGTGGTGGTTTTCACTTTCGGTCCATCGCGGCGACACTGTACCAACTCCCGCCTGCCCCCGCAAGACTTGCTTGATGAATTTATCACACCTCGGAATCGGCCGTTTCCCTTCCCATTCCTGAATACGGGTTTGCGAAATAGGAAAAATTTTGGGAATGCCCTGGAGTCCCATTCCTTTTTTCCCAATTTGCGACGGCTTCGAGATCCGGCCGGCCGCGATCAGCATCCTGATTCCTGGACGTGCCGATCGGAGGGAGGCACATGCAGTAATTATAAATAGGAAAATGGGAATAGAAAATGGAGCGGTTGGTGAGGCTCCCTCCCCCCACTACCTGTACAAAAACCTGTACGCCGAAAATAGGGACGTGGATCGGATCGTCGGACGTCCCCTGCAGGATCGGATCGGACGTCCCCTGCAGGATCGGATCGGACGTCCCCTGCTAGGCTGCAGGAATCAGGAACGCACGCGGCATTCCTGATTCCCCCGTCTGCCCGGATGCAGGCGGATCGGATGCGCGCCATCAACACAAGCAACAAACAAGCAACGGACGGGGGGCGCATCGGCACTGCAGGAAATGGGAATACATTCTCCATCTGCAGGGGATGCATCGGCACACTACATGGGATGCAGGGATGCATACGGGGCGCATGGTGCGGAACTGGTTGTCACTTCTGCCCGTTTTTCGCCGCGTGGAACGCGTTTTTCCCTGTTTTTCTCGAAGAAAAGCGGCATTTTCCCATTTCGCCATTTCCCTTTGTTTGCAGATCGTAGTTCATTTGAAATGACGCAAGATGTTAAATAGGAACACGTTAAATAGGGTAAACGCATGATATGCCACATTCTGTATGTGTTAGCCGACGTCCGGAAATGCGGCACTTGGGGCAGGGGAAACCGACTGGAAACAGGAATCACAAGAAAAAAAAAGAAAAGATTTTATCCCTAATTGACAATTGAAGATGCGTTCCGCCAGTTGCGGCCGATTGCAGGGAAATTGCAGTCCATGCTTGCCGCAACCGATACCACAAGTGTAAAATACATGCACACAACACGGGACAGACGCAAACAACGGGAACGCCAGCCACCTCTAGCATTTTTCAGGAATGGGAGTCTTTTGCATCATGGAATATGTGCTTTTCAATTGCGATTCTGCAGACGGTTTCTTCCGAAGTGGGGCTCATGCTCATCGCGTGCGCCCCCCGATGGCCGAAGGTATCCGGGGATTGGCAATTCTGGCGCACGCATGCCCGGTCGAATTCTTCGCGCCAATCGATGAGGATGAATCTGCTACGGAAATTGTGATTGCGTATGATTGCCCGACAGATACGGAATATCTGCTTTTCTCGCCGATTTCCAGCGCGGCCGATACTTTCCAATGCGAGAATTGCGAATGCATGCACGACACGCGTTATGATGCAGGGGAAACCGTCCGACAGAATGACGGACGTTACCGCCGTCATGCCCATTCTCAAGAATGGTGCGCCCGATGCGCCGAAGATTCCGAAACGTGCGCCGACTGCAGTGATAGGTTCAATGATCTTTCATCGCGAAATTCCGACGGCGGCTACATTTGCGAATGCTGCGCAGAACATTACTATTCATGTGAGAATTGCGGATGCATTCTCCATTCGGATGATACATTTTGTCGGGAAGATTATTGTGAGACGTTATGTGAAGGTTGTTACTGTGAGCTCGACCGGGGGAATGATGATGACGTCGCAAGTTACCATTGCGACGATATTCGCGAAGAATGGGACGCACCGGCTGCGGAATCTTGGGGATTCGAAATCGAAATTGATTCCGACGATAGGGAATCGGTGCGCGATATCGCGCATGAATGGGAATGGGCTGCGGAAACGGATTCCAGTTTGGATGATGACACGGGATTAGAACTGATTTCCCCCCCGATGGTATATTCCGAAATGGAAAGAGCCATTCGCAAAATGTTCCCCCGCATCGGGCGCACCGATGGCGCGCAGGGCTGGAATGCCGGAAGCGAATACGGTATTCACATTTCGTGCGATTCTCGCAGCATGACGCGTTTACAATTGTCGCGATACGTCAAATTCATTGAGAACAATCCATGCGGATTGTGCGAATTCGTTGCCGGCCGCGCTACACACTACGCTGCATACCATCCCGAAAAAATGGAACAAACGGTACGTGAATCACTGGAGTCGACTGGCAAGTATTCTGCGGTGAATATCTCCCGGTTGCCACGCGTGGAAGTGCGCATCTTCCGTTCTACGCTGAATGTCGAAAGCGCAGTTGCAAATCTGCAATTCCTGCATGCGGTGCGCGAATTCTGCAAAGCAGGTTATCCGCAATCGGACAAAGCATTGGTACGGGCATTCCTGAAATTCATCGAAAACAATCCGGATACGTATCGGGAACTGCGCCGCAAAATGGCAAGATTCGCGCGGTCTGAAAAGCGCAGCAAGGGGCATGAGACGCTGTGTGAAATGTTCCCGAAAACTTGGCGCACACTTGGCGCACGGGAAGCGCTTGCAGAAGTCTAACCAGACCGTGGCTGAAGTCTCAACACAATCAACACCAGACAATGGAGAATGCCGAAATGTGCCTGCTGATTGCGTCGCCCTACGCTGCAATGCCGATCGATCTTGACTACTGTCGGAATGCCACGCGCGGCAATCCGGACGGTTTCGGGATAGCGTTTCCCGATGCATCGGGACAGCGCGTCAAGATTCTTAAGGTGAGCTACGCATCTCCCCGGAAGCAACTGCAGTTGTTTCGAAAACTGGAAAAAGAGCGCCGGCCATTCATCGCGCACTGGCGATACGCCACGCATGGCGCAATCTGCCGCGATCTAGCGCATCCGTTCCCATTGGCCGAAGATTCTGCAATCGCGCACAACGGAATCATGCGCATCGAAACCATACCGGGGGAGAGTGATACGTCGACGTTGGCGCAATATCTGCGAACAATCGGTGCGGTTTCCCCCCGCAAGGCAATCAAGGCAATTGCCGAATTAGGGGCAGACGCAATCGGGGGAAGCAAGTTTGCAGCCATCGATGCGCGGGGGGATATTGCGTTCCACAATGAAAGCGCGGGAATCTGGCAAGATGGTATCTGGCATTCCAATGAATCAGGAATGCCGCTAAAATGGGAATGGGCCGAATGGGAATCTCGCGAGATTCCCCCCGATTTCGATTTCGACAATTGCTACGATTGTCGAGTTGAGTAGGCTGCAACTGCCCGATGATTCTTTCAACTGCCGCACAGCGAACAAATGGAGATTTTGAGTATGTCTGAGATTCGAATCACAACAAACAACGTGCCGCGCAACATCGTGAATGCGTGGGAATTGTCTGCAGAAGAGCGCGCCGAATTTGACTATCTGGATTGGCCGGCAATTGAACGGGGGGAATCCTCTGCAGAGTTTTTCCGATTCAAGGGGGAATTGTACGATATCGGGGAATTCTCCCGGATCATTTCCCCCGGTGCGGCGCGGCGTCATCCGATGGAAAGCGCAGAGCCCACGTTTCAGGGTTGGTGCGGTTACCGGTCTGATTCGTTCTTTTCCGGCATGCTGATTAAATGGGCGCGCGACGATAGCGGCGCGCCGGATCTTGGACGCGTCATCATCGGAACATACTGCAGCTAACCATCAGACCGTGGCTGAAGTCTCAACACAATCAACACCAGACAATGGAGAATGCCGAAATGAAAATGCAGAGACCGTTCTACATTTCCCCCCCCGCTTGCTTGCGGCAATTCGAATTGCCGATGCAGAAATCAGTATCGGTTTCGACAAGCGGAATGCCGAAGGACGCGCCGTCTATCGTTGGTATGTCGATTTCCCGAATGCGGAGTTTTTCGGGAATGACCTGCAATCGGGCATAGGACGTCGGCACTGCCCGGAATTGCTGCAGGAAATGTTCGGTACATTCCTATCGTTCCTCAGTGCGGCCGCGGAGTCTTACGCGTATGAAATGCGCACCGGCCGCAAGGGGGAAAACTCCGAATTGTTTCCCGCGGCGCTTGTCGAATGGGCCTACGTCAATTCGGAAGAAATTGAGATGATGCGCTGCGAAATTGAAGACAGTACCGGTCTGCTTTCAGACTAGCGGACCCCGGCCGAATACGTTTCTAATTCACTTCTGGCATTTTTCAGGAATGGGAGTTTTTCAAATGACGAATTACGCTGGTATCGACTACGGAATGGGGCGCGTCAACATCGATCCGAAAACAGGAATTCGCTTCGGAGTTATCAATATTCGGGCGCTGAACGAATGGGCGCACGAAGATTTTGAGGCGGACTACGGCGCGCCGCACTGCCCGAAATGCGGAAACGAAGCGCAAGAGGGGGAAGGGAAATCGAAATCACACGACGACGGCAGCGTGTCGGTCTGGACGGAACATCCGGCGCACACGGAAGATTGGGAATGTTCGGGCTGTGGGGATTATCGTTGCGACGAATGCGAGTATTTGTTCGATGCAGACGAAGCATTCGGAGATGATCCGATCGGCCATACGCTGGACGATGGCACGTATAAGGCGACGATGGGCGAATATGGCGATATCTTCCTGATGGAGTCCCCATACTTCACGCATGCCCAATTCTGCTCACCGTGCGCGCCCGGTGCGGGACACTTGGAGAATCCGTGCGCGAACGGTCCACGGACATACTGCTTTGGGCACGACTGGTTTGAAGGGGGACGCGCGCCCTATCCCGTGTACCGCGTGAGTGACAAGCGCCGCATTCGGGCGCCGAAGAAAAAGTGACCGCGGCCGAAGTCATCATCAGACCGGGAGAATTGGAAATGGCAACGTACGATTTCAGTGTTGGGGATACTGTTGCTTGGGATGGGCTCTTCAGTGTGGTGACCGGGCAGGTGACCTACGTCGGCATATACTCGCACCACGTGCGCCGCGGAGATAACGGGGTGGAATGCATCGTCACCGTGGATCGATTGCGGCCGGCAACTGAAGCAGACACGGCCGCAATGCATCAACACGCTATCGACTGCAACGAAGAAAAATTGAAGATACGGCAACTGGCCGAACAGAAAAAGACACTGGCACAATGGGCAGCGGAAACGCGTATCCATCCGACTGTCCCCACAACGGAAACGGCCGCGGTCAGTGTGTGCATCGATCCGATGCACCCGCAACGATGGGAATTGTACCATTTGACAGACTACCGGGTATCGTCGGCGTGTGGTGTTGTGGGTCTGGTTGGTGCCACACAACCGGGGAAGCAACTGACCGCGGCCGATACGTTTCCGATTCACTTCTGGCATTTTTCAGGAATAGGAAAATCGATCATGGAAAAGCAGACGTTCAACGGACGGGATTACATTGTCGAGAATGGCACTTGGTACGATGCAGAAACTTCCCCGGAAGTTATCCGTGTGCTCGAACAGTGCCGCGCAAACCGCACCCGCGTCATCATCCGCGCCGGGCAGACCGAGGGGCACGACGTCGGGCGCGATTGGCTGGAGGAATACGATACGGCGGGCAGGATCGGCCGATCCTGTGGCACCATCAAAACGCCCC